GTGCATAAAGTCCTTCTAAGTTTCGGACTTCGTTATAAACTTTAATTCGCTTGGCTGTTTGTCCAGTAACAACTCCAATAACCCAAGTATCAGTACCAGCGCATTTTACCCAGACTTCTTGATCAATCTTGTATTCCATGGTGTAAATCCCGTTTCGTTGAATGAGGTGATACTATGGGGCTTTCCCTTGACGTTGTAAAGCATTTTGATACAAATAAATGAATTTAATTATAAGAAACTGGCTCATAGGTATCATCGGCAAGCATCTTCTTGTGTTCTTCCTTGTAGTGACTGGCTATTTCAGCCCTCAGCTTCTTGGTCGTAGGCATCAGCACTTGCCACTTCTCCCTGAGAATATCAAGATGGCCTTGCCCCTTGTACTTCTGTAAGAAGATGGTGAAGTCAAGCGGGTTGGCCGTAAATGTTTTGTGGCAGTAGTGACACATGCAGATAGCGTTATCAATGCTCCACCTTACTGACTTGGCAGCCCTACCAAAGATATGGCAGCACTCCATCCTCCCGTCTTGCTTACCGCAGTGTTCGCACTGGTATCCAGCCTTCTGGCGAATTACATCGCTAAACCACTTATCTGCTGCATCTCGATTAATCGCCATTTTTTAGCTCTCGCTCTATTAGGAAGTCAACGTAGTGCTTGATCTTCCTCAACGACTCAACGCCGCCCTTATCTTTCCAGCGAGTGATGTACTTAACCACGTTGCCCTCGCAGAAGTCCAAGTCATTCGCCATTATGTATTCAATAGGCTGTATGGCTTTCTTCTTGTAGTGGTCGCCGCCGACCTGTTCATCAAGTGCGCTCATTCATCTTCCCCAATTTCAACTTGCACCATGTCAGGGGAGCTAAGATTGCATCTCGGACACATACCATAAGCAGAATCGTCATCACCAACCCAATATTCAAGAATGCAAAGACAATTGTCACAAAACATTCGATGCACGTTAGTGTTCTTGCTAGGAAATTTATATACATTACTCATCTAACGCCTCAACTGTTATTTTGACCCGCGAATCTTCGCCGTACTGTTTGTGGTAAACAACTGCCGTCATTGACCGTTCTGCGCCATAGCCTGAGTCGCTATGCCATTGGTCAGTAGCAGTAAGACTACCCCAATGTTCAAAGTGCATAGAACCTACTTCCCTGGCGGTGTGGTGGTGGATATGCCCCAAATGGCAGTATCTATTCTTACAGTTTGCCCATTCATCGTCTAGGTTCTTAATTACAGTCTGTAGGATTTGCTCGTGTTTTATCCTGTCGCCGTGATGAAAAACGAATAGGTTATTGTTCCATGTGTAACTTATAAATTTGGAGTAGTTTTTGATTATTTCAACGCGAGGCTCTTTTCGGTATAGCAGGTCAAGGCAACTGGATAGGTGGCATGCCATATCGTGATCGTGATTACCTCTTACGTTTACGATTACCACATGTTGGTGAACTTGCAGCATCTTGTCTATTAACAGGTTAAACAGTCTGCCAGCTAACTTAAATGTCTTGCCGATCCGCGTATCTACATCAACCGGAGTGCCTTTGGTGGTGGTATTAAAGCTGCTGTCTGCGTGAAAGAAATCGCCAACATTCAAAAGAACTCCCGTATGTGCATTGCCAACCCTGTTTGATAGCCTGTCGATTGACTGGCTTAGTGTCTTGGTGGCAATCTTAATGTCCCAATCGTCATCGTCAACTTTGGTTTCGCTATCGGCCAACATGCCGAAGTGGTGGTCGCCTATCATGTACATAGCAAGGTAATCAGTATCAACCTCGTTAGGCGGCTTTAATGGCTGTTTAAAGCCTTCCAGATCTTCCTTCATGCCTTCCATCATGGCATCGAGCTTTTGCTGCATACTGCGCTTTTCAGGCTCTTGAATGACCCACTGCAATGCTATTGAGCCGTCCTCTTTGTAAGCTGTAGAAACTCTTTTAGCCTCAAAACCTTCCATCGTTTGCCGGTTGACATCCCTGTGAGGGGCAACACCCTGAGAGGCTGCTCTTATCTCCAATGATTTAATGGCTTTATCAATCGTCCTTGAATTGATACTTAAAACCTTTGCTGCTTTCCTGTGTGAGCCGTGAGTGATGATAGCGTCAAGCATCTCCCTTTGTCGGTCAGTGGTTACAAAGTCGTACAATAATCTATGGTCAATATGAGCCATGTTATTTGTCCTGTTTTCGTTTTAGTTCGGTGTACTCATTGTACTGGGGCAAGGATAAAAACACATCTCTTTCAGAAGCCCACTGATACACCTGATCCATGAAGTAAACCATCTCCCCCTTAGTCAGCTTTGACGAACTCCTGACTTGGTTTAACAGTTCCGTTTGACCTACCTTAATATCTTGAGTGCCTAAGAACTTGCTTTTCATCATCCACTTAACGCCATCTGGCGTAGCGTCATGAATCTTCTTTATGAAAACGTCCGACATCTCCTTGCACCAGATATGAAACAAAGCATTCTGGCTTAGGGTTCTTGGGTTATCGTACTGCTCAAATTTTAAACAGAGAGGCTGTGTGTAGTCCCAGCCTTCCAGTCTTTTAAGAATAAACGGAAGCCGTTTCTCAAGTTCTACTTTGTCTTTAACAATAACAAAATCGCCTTGGCTCATGTCAGCTTCTTCCTTAGCCAAGCATCTGACATCTTTTGTTCGTGAGTTTCCAGACGGTGAATATGCTCTTGAGCCACTACCCCATTTCTTACATAGTAATACTGAGACTTTGTACCACTAACTTCCCTGTCGGTTAAGAACGGCTTGTTACGCATTCTGCTGTGCATGGTCTTGTTGTTTACGCCGATGATCTCAGACACTTCGCGCAACGTATAAAACCTTCCTGTTATAAGGTTTTCGTGTTCACCCTTAAACTCGTACTTTGTTGGCTGCTTACCGCTTAACCTTCTATCCATTCTGCATTGCTCCGTCGAAATAATAGCCTCTTGTCGTCAAGTAATACTCCTTCATCGCAACCTGATCTTCTGGGTCGAGCCATGTGATGTCGGTCAGGCTCTCATCAATCGTCCTTGCCCTTATGCTATTGGTCTTAATCGACTTTGCCATTGGGCTTGAACCGCCTTGGTTCTGCGCTCGCGCAAGCCAGCTATTCACAAACCGTTTAATACCAGTCTTGGTCTTTCGTCTGGTAGGGTTAGCGTCCAGCCACGATTCCATAGCTAAAAGTTCCTTGTGGACATTGACAGCCTGATAAGCTCGCTGCCATTGTATGATGTCGCCTTCTTCTGGCTCCCATGTTTCATTCTTTATTAGCTTCATGTTAATCCCCAAATGCTAATTGATATAAGTGCTTCTCAATATTTGCCATAAATAAAGACATTGGCTTTAGATCATGGTACTTCTTCTTGCCGCCATCTTCTCGCTCTATCAGCCCATCAGAGTTCTGGCCCTTTCTCTTTATCTCACAAGTCGCCCAGTAGTCTTCTTTACTGCACCACCCCATAAACTGAACCTTCGTTGCCAGCTTCTCACCCTTTGGGATTAAGACGCTTGCAAAGATGTAATAATGGCAGGGGTAATCTTTCTGGTAAAGGTTGACATGAGTATCGTAACTATCTTGACAATCAACAGTCCTTTGCTTGGCCTTTAGGTCAACAGTTGCTTTGCCTATCTTGAAATCAAAGTGAAAGCTAGTTGCTGCCGTGTAGTCGTACTCAAGGTATTGCTCATCAAGAAGGTCTTTAAACATCAACTCAGCTAGGTTGCCAGCGTATTGACCAGAACCATTATCCAACATTGTCTTGCCGTTAAATGCTTTGTTGGTCGCCATCTCCATTGCTTTTTGGTGATTAGCTTTATTGGGAATAAGTACCATGTGAACCTCCTACAGTTCTAGTTTAATACTTCTTTGCTGAATAAAGGTCTTCATGACCGTTATCAAGCTCATCAATGAAGCTCTTAATAACTGACCTCATGTGCTTATTCTGAACAAGGAATTGCTGAATAATGTTATGCAAAGTAGAGCCAGTAATGTCTACCGTTCCATACCAAGTCTCAATAGAAGCCTTTGCTTGATAATACTTTGTCGGTATTTTAACTACCGTGTCCCG